GCGGCCAGCATGTCTGCAGCCGTCTGTTGCTGACCCAATTGGCCGAGCTGCTGTGCGGCACCCAGTCGGAACTGGGCACCCTGCATACCGGCTGCTTGGTTTTGAGCCTGTTGCTGTTGCGCCAACTGCAGAGCCTGCTGGTAGCCCTGATTGCGCAGGTTGGCCAGCATGGAGCCAGCTTGCTTGCCGTACTCGCCGGAGGTCAGGGCTTGGGCCACGCCGTGGCGCGAGCCACCAAAGGCCTTGGAGGCCATGGCCTGCTGCCCGGTCTGCTGCACGGCACGCTGGCGGGCCTGCTCCAAGTCGTTGAGCGAGGTGTTGACGACCTGCTGCTCAAACGGGTTGAAATATTGCTGGGTCAGCGCGGCGTCAGGACGAATGGCCGTTGGCGAGTAGCCAGCGACTGCACCGGTCAGCTCACCGGCCATGCCGAGCTGCTGACGGCCCACGCCCTGAGACGCGGCGATGGCCTGTGCCTCGCCCTGCTGGTACAGCGGGTCAAAGCCAGCGAACTGCTGTGCGCCAAGGTTGTTAGCGGTCTGTCGTGCGTAGTCCACGTTGCCAAGATACGAGGCCTTGACCTGTGGATCGACCTGAGTCGATGTCGTGCTGACGCTGGGTTCGTTTCCACCTTTGCTCATCTTGTGTGCCTCTTAAAAGAATCCGCCGACACTGCCGTCGGAGCCATAGCTGTAGTCGCCAAAATCAGACATATCTGGTGCGCTGTCGTCGTAGCCCATGGGGTCCCACCCAGCATTCACCAAGGAAGCATTTTGGCCCTCAATGGAAAGTTGGTCATACCCGCCATAAGGGTCTGAGCTGTATAGGTCGTAGTTCCCATAGTTATCACTGCCACTGCCAACACCGATACTGTCAATCAAGCTGACCGGATCAGCCATGCGTTGGTACTGCTGCATGCGCACTGGAGCGATGTCTGGCAACAACCCAAACTGCTGCTGGTAGTCGGTGCCAGAACCCAGCAAGCCGGGCGTCTGGGCCATCATCATGGGGCGGTTGAGAATCTGCATCGCCGCACCGACCGTGGGGTCGTAGATGGCGTCGGGGTTGATGCTCATGGGCGGCAACTGGTTGGGAGCCTGCACCATGTTCAACTGCGGCGCTTGGTAGTTGTACCCAGCAAAGGCTGGTGCGACAGCGGCCAAGTTGGGGTTTTGGTACGCGTTGTATGCGTCCACAAAACTGTTGAAATTCATGCGCTCGTCTTCTTCCATCACAGCTCCTTTGAGAGCACAAACCAGTTTGGCCTGTACCCCTCGTCTTTCAAAAATGTGCGCTCCCAGCCCTTACGGCCTGCAAGCGAAACCCTTGTGCATCCAATCGACCGACCCCAATCCTCAATAATTGGCCGCATCGCCTTGAGTTCGTCTAGGTTTCCACCGGCCAAGAAGTAGTGCAAATCTTTCAGCTGTGGGTAAACAACGATCTCCGTCACGACCACCGCGTTGTTGCTCGGCCAAATCTGAAATCTGTCAGACAGAACAGCCGCCGCGATGTCGTTGAAATTGTGTGTTCCTCCAGCGTATTCTAAAGCGTCCTCAATCCATCGGCGGCACCGATTTAGCTCGGCAAACGCATCAATCACCGGCGACCCCCAGCCACCGCCTCCAGCCGCATGATGCCCACACGCCAGTTGGTCTGCTGCGCCTGCTCGACCTTCATCTTGACCTGACGGGCCGTGAACCGCACCGACGTGGGGTTGGCCGTGCTGTACGGCCCGTGGTCATACTCGGTAGCGTTGGGGTAGAACTTGGTGGCAAAGCTGACCTGCACGGCACCCTGCGACAGCTCGTCGGGGATCAGCTCACGCGCCGCCATGATGTTGTCGCCGTTGCCGATCTGCACCGGGCCGGACTCGGCATAGATCGACGCGCCACCATGGGCCACGCCGACCTCGTGCTCGTACACGTAGCCGTCAGTGCCGACAATCAGTGGCTGCTGGAAGACGTTGCGGTCTGTGCCAGCCGTGCGTGCAACTTTGCCAATGGACCAGTGGTTTTCGCGGTAGTTGAACGTGACGTATGAGTCGTTCTCGTTGGACGACTCGCTGGGGTAGAACCACCACACCTCGCCAAAGGCGCTGTTGTGGACGGCGTAGACCTTGGCGATCTCGGTGATGTTGATGTCGCGGAACACGTAGTCGGCCACGTCGCACGGCAGTGGCCGGACGTAGCCGTCGTAAATGAAGAAGCCAGATCGGCTCATCCACACGGCCATGCTGTCCGTCACGGCCACGCCCTGTGGCGAGATCAGGCCGCAGCCCGAGCCGACCTTCTCAAAGCCGTACACAAACGGCTGGCCGACGTACTGCGCGGTGTGCAGGTCCACGTTGGTCCACAGCAGGTTGTTGCCGCGAAACCGCTTTCCAGCCATGAGCTGGCCGACCGTGTTGAGTTCGTAGTCACCAGCTTGGTTCAGCGTGGTGGGCGTCCAGACCGTGTTGTCCTCTTGGTCACACCACTGGACCTTGCGCACGTTCCCACCAGCGCCAAGGGCAAACAGGAAACGCTCGCCGGTAACCATGATGGCAGAGCAATCCTCTGGGGAGTTGGCGACTTGGGCCGCAACCGTTGGGGTTGAAAACCCGAGCTGCCACTCGTAAATCTTTCCGTCGCCGTTGGCGCAGGCAACCAGATACTCGCCCCAAGTGTCCATGCTCCACGTCATCGGCGGCGCATAGTTCTGGTTGTCAAGTCGGCGCGTGCCGTACAGGCCGGTGCCGTACAGGCCACCGCCGTAGCCTTGGTTGACTGCTGCGTCCTCGGTGCCAACCGTGAAGCCGGTGGGCGTGATGTCCTTGAGCGTACCAGCGGCCCCAGCGGCGTACAGCTTGGTGTTGGTGCCCACGCCCAGCCATCGGTCGCCAGAGTTGTCGCGCCATGTGATGAGGCCACGGGCCTTGCCGTTGACGGCGTTGGTGGAGAACTGACGCCACCCACCCACGGGGCGCATCGTGCCCTCAAACCAGCGCACGAGGTTGGCGTCGTACCAGCGCCCAGCCGACTGCAGCTCAGTGCCGTTGCGGTAGACGCCGGGGGGTAGTTGGAGTGGGATCAGGGCCATGGCTGTATTGTTCCAGAATCAGGGCGGCGTGGGGATCACGTCAGGCAGCGGGGCCACGTAACTGACGGCCATCACAGCCGACGGGATTCCGGGGTGCGCACCAGCCGCAGCCGTGGCCTCCATGGTCACAGCCGTGCTGTCCGATGCCCACTCCAGCTCCAGATAGTCGCCGTCATTCATGTCGATGTTGAAGTTCCACGCCACATTCAGGTGGACGTTGGACCCGCTCAGTGTGTACTGGTGGGTGGAGTAGCCGATGTCCGTGCCATTGCGCACGATCCACAGGTACACCTGCTTGGCCGACGCATCGCTGCTCCTCAACTGCCCAGAAAACTGGAAGTTGTAGACGCCGGACACGGTGACGTAGATGCGGCTCAACGTCCCGGCGTTGACCTTCACAGCGTTGCTCAAGTACGTGATCGGGAAGTTGACGGCCTTTGCCGTGTTAGTGGCCACTAACGTTTGGTCTGCCGTGTTGAAGAACAGACCGTTGGGCCGGTCGATGAACTGCCCACCGTTTGGACCCAGCAGGTTGGACAGGACGCTCTGCAACTTCAAGAAGAAGTTGCGCAGCGACGAGTTGTGCTGGTCCTGCGTGGTGTGGTTGTACGACTGGTCAGGCAAGGGCAGACTTGGTGCCCGTGGCGTCTCCAGCGTCTGCGACTTGTTTGCCATTTACGCCACCAGACCGGGCAAATACACCGTCTTGCCACCCTGCTTGGTGGCGGTCATAACCTGTTTCTTGAGGTTGTTCGGGTCATACGACACATGCACCCAGCCGCTGTCGGGGATGCCGGGTGTGTAGAACTCAAGTATTAATTGTGTGAACTCAAGGTTGTCCTTGACCCACTGGGCCAGCTCTGCGTTGGCAACGCCGGGGATTTCCAGATCAGCAGCCATGCCCTTGCAGTGGTCACTGGTACGCGATCCACCCACCTTGGCATTGACCTCGGGGTGGCGGAAGCCGGAGTTGATCTTCACACCCTTTTGGTAGTGGTCGCGGATGGGTTGCAGCACCTTACCAGCCAGCTCGGTCAAGTTTGCGGCCTCGGCTGGGCCGGGGTTGTTCTCCATGTCGTAGCGCAAAGCCGTCTCGCTCTTGGTCAGCTCGTGCAGGGAGAAGTTACGGGTCAATTGGGTCATGGTCAAACTCCGTTGGGTGTGTCGGTGGGGGCTTCAGGCTTCTTGGGCTTGCCGTTGTCGGTGTTCAGCGCCAACAGGGTGCCCAGCGAGCCAGTGATGAATGTGGCAATCGGGAACAGCAGCTCAAAGAAACGTGCGTCATTGGGTGCCATTGATCCCATCGGCTGGGTCACAAACACCAGCGAGTACAGCACCGTGCCGACGATGCCCATCAGGGTCATGGTCATGCCAATACCGATACAAAACTTCAGCTTCTCATCCAGAGTGGAGTCTTTCATTTAGGTGGTCCTAAAAGGTCTTTGGTACAAGTCCCATCTGCCTCACAAGCAGGGGGTTCACATTTCGGTTGACCGAAATTCTTGGGGTTCTGGCAGTCGTACCTGAAGCGGTCTTCGCATCCCGAGACCATGAACAGGGCCAGTAGTGTGATGATGGTTTTCATTTGTCCCTCATGAACCAAATTGCTGAACCGATTATCAGGCCCAAGCCGCCCAGCAGGGCAATGATCAAAATGATCATGAACACGTCTTTGATCCGGCCAATGAGGCGCTGACGATCAAGCACTTTCTGGCGCTTGTCCGCTTCACGCTTTTTCTTGACCTTGACCTGAAACGCCAACCAGTCATCCCAAAGGCCACCGCGCCCGGAGTAGATCATCATCTGCTTGAGTTCTTCCTCTTGCTGCTTGAGCTTTTCAAGCGCCATGAACTCCTCAAGGTCACTACCCCTTGACCCGCCCTTTTCGTTGGCTTTTCTCTGAAGCTCTGCCTTGCTGTCAAAGTATTTGAACAGCGCATCGCCAGCGGCCATGATGTCGCCAGAGTGCTGCACCGCCTCCTTGATGACAGCAAACGCTGCGTTGGCTGCGGCCAGCTCTAGCAACATGGTCAGCCTCGCATATGTCCAGCCACCCAAGCGACAACAGCACCAATGGACGAGGCGATGGTCATGCCAGCCCAGAACCCACCACGGCCTTTGTTTGCCAGCGCAAGCAGTTCATCAAGTTGGTGTTCCATCTTGTCTAGTTTTTTATCCACGACTTCAAAGCGGCGTTCGTAGTCCTGCACTTTTTGATAAAGCGCTCCGTACTTCACTGGGTCGATCTCTGGCGTGTCCATTCATTTAACTCCTGCTATTGCTTTCCAAGCTGTGAAGAGGTTTTCGGCGTCAGTGGCGTGTCCATCAGCCTTTTCTGCCAACTCTGAATATTCGCGAGTGCATTGCTCGAATACGACTGAGAGGGTATTGGTGTACTGAGCGAGGGAGGTGTCGGTAGCTTGGGCGAAGGTGCCACGACTGGCAACGAGGTCGTCGCGCAGCCTGTCACGCTCACTGCGAGCAGCACTGGCATCAGCCATGTTGCGCTGCGCAAGGGCAACTGCTTTTTGAACTGCGGCATCTTTTTCTCCCTGCATCCGTGTGGTTTCTGCTGCGGCCTGTTGGGTCGCCACTAATACCGCCTGAGTGTGCTCAAGCACCATCTCGTCGATTTTACCGTTCAGTCGCCACCCGTTGGCCGTCCAGCCAGTGAGAAGCCCCACAGCCAGCGCACCTGCTGCGATGTAGGGCAGCGGCAGCATTACTCAACCACAGGCTGCACGGGGTACAGCAGCACGTCGTCTGCGTCGCCGATGATAGGCGCACGGCCCTGCACCAGATCAACAATCATGTCGTTGTCCAGCTTCTTGCCTGCCAGCGAGTTGTCGCTGTTGCGCAGTTGGACTGTGGTGTTCTGCTGGATTGAGTAAAGCTGAGTCAGGCTGGGCACGATGAGCGAGGCCCACGGCAACAGTTGCTCGGCAACACTCTTGGGTGCGGCAATGGCTTGCTGCGCCTGTTTAGCTCCAGCGTTCTTCAGTGCGAAGTACATCAGGCCCATGCCCTTGGCCTGCGCGTCACCCTTTGCGGCCATCTCAGCCACGGCCATGTCAGCACGTAGCTCCTGCTCGGCTTGGCGCTTCTCGCGCTCGGCGATGGCTTGGTAGTAGGCGTCTTGGCCAGTTGCGCATCCGGTCAGTGCCAGTGCTGCGGCGAGGGCGATCAGTTTCATTTCTTTCTCCTGTTGAAAAATTAAGCGATGCGGTAGCGCACCACGACGATACCAGAGCCACCGCCAGCAGCGGGCAAATTATCCAATGAGGTTCCCCCGCCACCACCGCCTCCGGTGTTTGCAGCACCTGCTCCGGCATTTGGGCTTGGGGCACTTGCTCCGTTGCCGCCGCCACCAAGGCCACCAGCGGCAAACCCATCTCGCACAGAACCACCACCGCCGCCACCGCCGTAGTACTGGGTTGAGTTGGTTTGAATTGTGTTGCCAATGCCAGAACCGCCGGGACCGCCACCACCAAAGTCGCCTACCGCGTTTGATCCTGCGCCGCCTGCGCCGCCACCGCCGCCACCGTTTCGGAAAGCATTACCTTCTGAGTTTGTGCCGCCGCCGCCAGCATTGCCTTGGCCTCCAGTACCAGCGCCGCCAGACCAGTAAATTGCCGTAGGGCCTGCAAAAGCACTGGTTCCACCGCCGCCACCAGAACCACCAGAGCTACCGTTTGAGTTTGTTCCGCCACCACCACCACCGCCGACGGCTGTGAGACTGAAGATGGACGAATTGCCACCGTTGCCGCCTTGTCCTCCGCCCGGAACTGCACCAGCACCTCCGCCGCCAATAGACGCGCCAAAAGACCCGGCTGACTGCACAGTCGTTCCCGTAAGCACACCGCCAGCACCGCCGCCACCGCCGGAACCAAAGTTGCCGTTGATACCCCAGCCGCCGCCGCCGCCGCCAGCAACAATCAGGTAGTCGATGCTGTTAAAGCCCGACGTGCCTGCGTTGCTGACTGTCAGCGTGCCACCGGAGGTGAATGTGTGGACCTTGTAAGTTGCACCCCCAGAGGAGTACGTCGATTCAGAACCGCCAGAGGCAACGATGAACCGGGACTTGCCGTACAGGTTGCTCATGGAAATGGCACCGGAAGGTACTCCGGCCAGCGCACGGACATCCGCGTCGTTCAGGCTGATCTGGGCCGTGGACGACTTTCCAAGCTCGACGTTAACCTGCGCCAGCGTGATGGTGCCTGAACTTGGGAGAGCCATTACACGGTACCGTATGCGGTCACGTTACCAGACACCACAGCGTTACCGCTGGCGTCAACCTTAAAGCGACGAGTCCCGTTGTAGGAGGCAACGATGTCTGAACCGGACTGCGTGAACGTCCAGTTGGCTGTGGCCACACTACCAGCCGTGCCAGATGTGTTGCCCGTGACGTTGCCTGTTAAGTTGCCAGTGACGTTGCCGGTTAAGGCTCCAGAAATTGTGGCGTTCGTAAATGTCGCGGTCCCTGTTGATGTCAGCGTACCAGCGACAGCCAGCGTCTTTCCAGCACCGACCTTCAAGCCAACGCTGGTGCCGGTGCCGTCACCCTTGAAGATGCCGTCAATTGTGTCGAGGTCGGTGTTGATCTTGCCGCCCCATGAATCGGCAGAAGCGCCGACTTCTGGCTTGACCAGTGAGAGGTTGGTGGTGTTGGTATCTGCCATGGTGGGCCTCAGTTAATTCTGTTCCAAGACTCGGATGTGTCAGGAACGACAGTCCAAGTCTCCGACGTGTCTGTGATTGGGGTCCAAGTCTCAGCCGTGTCCGGCTCCTCGTTCCACTTGATCCGTGCCGCCACAATAATACTTGAAACACCCACCAAGGTGGACGCCGTGTCGTACATGCGAAACGCGATGGCCGACAGCTCCGACTGGCTGGTGATCGTGGCGTTGGTGTTGTAAATGACCGTGGTGTTGCCCGTGATGTCGGACCCTGCGGCTAAGGTCGCCGCACCGATGGCGATGCGCTGGATTTCGGCATCCAGATCGGACTCGCCCACAATGGTGGCACCGCCCACGCCGTAGCGGATGGCGTAGACCTCAAGGCCCGACTCTGGGTTGATGGAGGCCACCGCGATGGCAAGGCGTGTGCCGGATGCGGCGATGGCACTCTCTGCTGTGATCGTGCCGCTGGTGTTGCGGATGTAGATGCCGTTGGCCGTGAGGTCAGACTCGCCGACGATGGTCGCACCACCCACGCCGTAGCGGATGGCAAAGCAAGACGCCGCGCTCTCGGATGCAATCGCGGCCTGCGCGAACTGGATGCGCCTTGCCAGTGCCGACACCTCACTGCTCGCGGCAATGGTGACCGGCACGTCATAGATGGCATTGCCCGTCGCGGAGAACGGGCTTTGTGAGAACGTGGCGAATCCGAACATGGGTTACCCCTCTGGAGTCTCGGCAGGGGTTGGGGCGTTGCCCTCGGCCAGCCACGCCAGATACGCTTGGTAGTCCGTGTTGGCGGGGTCGAAGGGGATGAAGGCGTTGTCGGACAGACGAACTACGCCCTGCTGATTGTTTGTGGTTTGATACATATTCAAAGCTCCGCTGTGGCGTCAAA